AGTGCCTATGGGTATAAGCGAGAAATTCAACAAGGAATTCCGCAATGTAATCGGTGGTACAGAAGGAACTAAATACTATGCATCTATTCAGACAAAGGCAGATGGCTATGAATTAATGGTGCTGGATATAGAGAAAGCAATATGGCACAAAGAAGACACAAAGAGAATGCGTGATGCTTGCACAGTGAATAACAGAATGTACTTCATTGAGCATGAGGATGCCGGACTGCTTTGCTCAGAGGATCTCAAGGCAAGCGATTATCTGATGATGGGATCGAGCAATATTGCCGGTACGATATGCATAGCGAATCCGCAAGTACCATCAGAGTCCTATGACACATTAGAATCGAGAGCAGTCTTTGGGCCTATCGATGAATATGTCGAAGAGTACAAGATATTCAGCAAGATGTCATTGAGACTCATCATCTATTCAGGCACAGCACTCAGTGTGTACATCAAGATGGATGAAGGAGATTGGGAACTTGTGAAGAGTTTCGATCCGGCAGAGACACATGGCGAAGTGATTCCTATAGTGCCAAGAAGATGTGATAGGTATTCAATCAAGATAGAAGCAACAGGAAACTATGAGATTAAGAGTATGACCAGGAGAGTCAGAAAAGGTACATTCGGTAAATTGTAAAGGAGAATAGACATGGCTTACACACCTACAAATTGGGAAGAATCAGCAACATCATTGGGGCCTACAAATCTGAATAAGATGGAGCAGGGCATCAAAGCTGCGCACGATATGCTTGAACCTACAGAGATAGCAGAGATGCTATTGGATATCTTCTATCCGGTAGGATGGTACATCGAGACTTCGGATACATCTTATAATCCGAACACAGCACTCGGTGGCACATGGGTGCTTGAGACAGAAGGACTTGTCCATGTCTCATCCGGAACTAACTATCCGGTATCGTCTAATGCTCAAGATGGTGGTGTTGCAGAAGTTACATTGACAGCTGCACAGAGTGGTAGACCGGAAGCAACAGTAGACACAGAGTCAAATGGAGCGCATACGCATAATTACTCATATGCAAACAGAAGCTCGTTCACTGAGTCCGGTTCATCCTCATCGCATTATCAGCACTCAGGATATTCAACCAAAGCTACCACAAGTGCCGGAGCGCATACACACAGCGTAACAATACCATCGGCAGATGCTTCGGAATCACACACAAACATGATGCCACACAAGAATGTCAACAGATGGCATAGGACAGCATAGGAGATAAAAGCATGATCCTTGACTATAACAGAAAGCCTGATGCGACAGTAGACGAGAAGGTGCAGTCCTTAATGGAATCCACACAGCTTGCACTCAACGATATAGCAAGAGCGCAAGACACAGCGGATGTTGCCAAAGAGGATGCACAGACTTCTATTGCTCTGTCTCAGACAGCAAGGCAAGCAGCAGCAAGAGCGAAGGAAGCAGCTGACGAGGCCGCAGAAGCTGTAGAAGAGATTGAAGGTGATGTGTCCGGACTCAAGACAAGGGTGACACAAGCTGAAGCTGACATAACCGCAGTAGAAGGAAACATCACTTCGCTTACTGGCAGAGTGGCTGATGCGGAGGCTGAAGTCGAAGATGTAATGAAGGGCCTTGCTCTGGCAGAGGATGTGATCGGAACTGTAAATTGGATTGCACAGCATGGGATATATGTAGCATCCACAGACACAACAGTTGTGCCAGGAAAGATCTACTACACACTGACTGGTGTAGCCATAGCCAGTCCGACAGGCAATCCATCAAGAAATGGTTATTATGAATTGGTAAGCGGTAAGTATGTATTGTCTACAGACACAACAGTAGACAGCCTTAAGACTTATTATCAGGTAACAGCAGCACAAGTAGCAGAGCCATCAGGCAATCCTTCTACGATTCCATACTATGAGCTGCATATAGATGAGGCGATCACACAGTACATAAACACACACTTGACATTAACAGATAGCGGATTGCGTGTAACGGATGGGTCTCAAAGTTCAATGCTCATATCAAGTGATGGAGTAACCATATATGGAAGCACAGGTCAGATAGTTGGTCAGTATGGAGAAGGTGCAATCATCGGAAACACCTTAGGCTATCACATAGAGATAACAGGGAACAGATTATCTTTTAAGAATGTAAACACAGAGATAGCCTACATGACAAATGATGAATTGTATATACCAAGAGTTGTAGTAGTCGATTCTATGCAGATAGGTAATTGGATTTGGGACGCAATCAGTTCAGAGAATCATCTAACTTTGAAATGGAGGGGTTAATATGGCCATAAGTTTTATACAAGGTCAGTATGAATACACAAGGTTATCAGAGTATAGTAGCCTTTGGGGAAGGTGGAGATGGTATGATGTTAAGGCAGGTTTTAATGATACTGCCTCATTTAAGCAATCAGAAGGAAGTTGGGAGTGGGTGAGTGGAGACTCGTTATGTTTAGCCGTAGATTATAAAAGCGGTTCGAATCTCGGAACTTTATTTTTGGATGCTTTCTATGGAGAAAGCAGAACTCTTAAAGATAATTTCGTATCCATTACCTATAATGGAACAAATTCATTTACTCTTAAAGCCCTTAAGGCTTGTTCTGAGATATGGGTTTCTATAAGTGGAACAGTCCGAAGTCGAGTAGCGGTTTCGGCTAAGGTAGCAGATGGCTACAAGAATTTAAGAACTTTTGATGATATGCCCGATGTTGTCACAGATAGTGGTAATACATATAGCATTGTTAGTCTGAATATGTGTTTTGCTTCTTGTGATTCGCTTACTCAAGCACCAGTAATACCGAGTAGTGTTACATATATGGATTATTGTTTTGATGGCTGCACATCGCTTACAGGTAATGTGGTTGTTTATAATTCTCCAACTTCGAGTAAGGGCGTTTTCGGTGGCACCTCAGAGAACATTTTCATAATTAACAAAGGCTCAGGAGAAACAGAGTGGAAATCGATAGCGAGCCAATTTCAGAATGTTCATTATGAAGCAGATGATAATCCCATCCCTAATATTTCGAATTTCACAGCAACAAGAGTGTCTGCTGTAGGCTCTACCGATTATGAACCGACAGGAACATATGCCTACATAAAGGCTACCGCTATGGTCTATGACAATCTAATTCCTGTAGGTTGGACTAATGAATTAAAAGGAGAGATTCTGACAGACAATGGAACAGTAGAATCTGTCACATGGCAACCTTCTCAGATAACAGAATACCCTACAGACATATGGTGTTGGATTTCTTTAGGAAACACATCTGTTCACACCATCACGCTACAAATATCTGACAGCGTTAAAGAGGGTGCAACTGAGATTGGGTCAAAGTCAAGTAGCGTATTGAGTGTAACGATTCCAAAGTCTTATGCTTTAGTCGATTATTATCATGATGATGTTACAGATACAGAAGGAATGTCTATCGGAAAGTATGCAGAGTACCCTGATTTGCTCGATATAGATATGCCAACGCATTTCAGACAGCAAGTTTTAGCACCGGACTATTTTATGGAGTTAGATACTTCTGCCACATCGGGAACGGATAAAGATGTTTATGATGCTTTAGTATCTCTTGGATGGGATAGTGATGTCATAATATAGGAGGTGGTCAGATGTTAGATGGCAAAAAATTGCTTGTTAAGATATTGCAAAAGCTGGAAACCATAAAAGAGACACAATTTGTTACAGAGGGGGTAAATTGTGGTCAGTACACAACAAAAGCAAATTCTTTTTCAAAGGTCAGCAAGGCTGTAACAAAGGCTGGTTACAGACCACTTGGAATAGTTGGCTACACAATTGGTTGGGTTGCTGGCGACACTGGCAAGGCTAATGTGTATCTCTTAAATATAGATAGCATAGCAGATGGGTCATGCACAGTAAGTGCTGGTGTATTTAATACTACAACCGCACAGATTAAATTCGATTTCACTGCATATATCTTATGGGTTAAGATTTAGGAGGTTTTATATGAACAAAGGCACAAAGATAAGAACAGCATAACGCTCGGAGGATACGATGACAGAACGGTAGTAAATTAAAATTGGAGGTATTATATGAAATTCAACAACAAAACTTATGACACACTTTCTGCTGGAGAGAGCGGAGTAGGGAAAAACATGCCGCCATACAAAGCTGCATATTGCTGGCACAGGATATCTTAATAAAAGATGGGGGGCGAGAAATCGCTCCTCTTTTTTTATTATGTAATCGGAGGTACGAAGATATGAAACTGAACAACAAGACATATGACACACTGAAGTATATCGCACTGATAGCATTACCTGCTATACAGGTGTTTTGGCTGACAATCGGTAAGATTTGGAATTTGAATTATACCGTTGAAATCGGTGCTACAATCGGTGCTTGTGCCTTGCTTCTTGGCACACTACTTGGCGTAAGCAATTCAAACTACAACAAGATGCTTGATGAGTATCAGGATCTTGATATCGACTACAGCGAAGGAGAGGAGGCGTCAGATGAGTCAGAGCAAGCTTGAGGAAAGAGATAGCACTGTTGTGGGATACGAATGGGCAATAGAAGATGCAAGCAACAAAGAGTTTATTATCGATGATGTACTCGGATATGATTCAGAAAATTCTGTGCTTGGCAAGATTAAATCAGAGATAGCAAATGAGACAATCGATGCTGTGCTTGATTATCTGAATTCACGCAAGCACGATTTGGAGATATCTATCGAGGAGCAAGAAAGCGAGATAGAGTAATGGCACTACTTTCAGTAGCAAAGAGAAAAGAATACTTCAAGGCTCTTGGCTTTGGTGAATACAACAAGGCAAGCATCCTTAAGTTTCAGAAGAAGTATTTCATCCGGAAGAAGGATATGGATGGATTATACGGAAACGATACGGACATACTGCTTCGGCATGTATGGAATGTTTCCAAGACAAAGAACTTCTCTCCGAAAGAATTCATCTGCGATTGCGGAGGCAGATACTGTACCGGATATCCTACATATATGAAAGATTATCAGCTTGCGAATCTTCAAGCGATAAGGAATCACTGGAACAGACCGATGACTATTACATCAGGTCTCAGGTGCAGAACCAGGAATGCGAGGGTAGGTGGAATAAAGAATTCACTTCACCTATTTGGGGAGGCCACAGACTTCTACATGGTAGGTGTGACGGACACGCTTGCACATAGGAAGTCAGCAATCAAATGGATTAAGAAGCTTAAGAGACATCACTACACTTATGGTAATGGATGTAACAGTGTAGGTGGTAGACCACATGCACCATATATGGGAAGCGCACTACATACAGACAGCCAATAAAGAGGTAAAGAATGAACATATTAGACAAGATTATAAACTACATAAATGGTGCGCAGGTTCAGAGTGCCGCCTACACAGGCCCACTTCCAACCGCAACGGTTAAGAGGGGTAGCAAGGGCGAGAATGTCAAGAGAGTACAGCGTTTTCTTAATTGTGATATTAACGCCAAACTGGATGATGACGGCAAGTGCGGAAGCAAGACGGTTTCGGCTATCAAGAAGTTCCAGCGTAAGTATAAGCTGAAGGTTGATGGCATCTTCGGTACTCAGTGCAGAAGGAAGATGTCAACTCTTATTAAGCCGACTCCAAAGCCGACACCGAAGCCGACTCCTGCGCCAACGACTACGGGCGCAAGTAAGATAATTGCAAATGCGAAAAACTTTGCTTACCCTTCGGGGACATCGAGTAAGACTTACTCATACAAGAACGGCAAGCCCAAATCAACTTACCCACCAGCTCTGAAGAAGTATATGGGGAAGAAGGCCAGGGTGAGTCAGACTGATTGCGGCTATTTCGTGAACACATGCGTTAGAGCTTCGGGACTGGGTAAGTTTACGGCACTGGGCGCAAGTGGTAAGAAACCATTCCCTGCGCTTGTTGGCAATCTGTACATAGCAAGCAAGGGCAAGAAGATAACACTATCTATGCTGAAGCCGGGCGACATAATACGCTATCACAAGACAAATGGCGGTCAGCATGTAGTAATTTATCTCGGCAACGGTTATATAGCACACGCAAGCAGGAATAACGCATTTCCGAGAATACAGAAGAAGTCACCTTGGAATAATAGCAATGTCAAGGTGTCATCACTTCAAATAGTTAGGGCAAAGTGAGGTGAGACAGATGAATCCAGCAATGATTACGGCAGTAGCAACTATTATAGGTGCTTTAATAAGTGGTGTTGTCTCCCTTATTGTGTCATCCCACCAACACGATAAAGCAATGGCCTTAGTCGAGTACAGGATTGGCGAGCTTGAACAGAAGATGGATAAGCATAATAATCTTGTTGAGAGAGTAGCTTATGTCGAGAGAGACTTGAAGACAGCATTCACAAGAATCGATGAACACAGAGAAGAGATAAAGGAGCTTAGGAATGAACGATAAAGATGTGCCATATATCGTGTATGAGAGTGAAGCAGCAAGACATGAAAGAACAGTCAAGAGACTTCTCCTTACGATAGTCCTTGTTATCTGCTTACTGGTCATCACGAACCTTGCATGGCTGTATGTATTTAACCAGTACGATATCACATCAGAGACTACAGAAATAACTACAGACGAAGGCAATACAAATATGCTTGAAACCGGTCAGAATGGAGAGATAAACAATGCCCACTAAAATAGTCAAGAAGAGCAAGACAATGCGAAAGAAGGATAGATCCAAAGCAAAAGGTGCAGCAAGCAGAAAGAAGACTACTATCCACAACAGAGGTGGGAATGTCAATGTTGCTATGGTAAAGAAACCGAGATGAGAGACTACTCAAGGACAGAGATAACAGAGACGATAGATGAATGGATTCTTAACGAAAAACATCGAGCAATCTTGAAGCGAAGGTTGATAGATGGGATATGCTTTGAACCACTTGCAGAAGAATTCGATATGTCTGTCCGGCAGATAAAGACAATAGTCTATAAAGGACAAGAGAAGGTATTTAGACATATATAACTTGCACGATATCCGCACTCTTACAGCATCGTAAGGGTGCTTTTTTATTGCGACAATAAATGCATTAGAGGGAGATGTGCAATGGCATTTATAGAATTCAATAACAATCCGGTAGGCCGGAGAGTAGGAGACTGCGCTGTTCGTGCGGTGTCTAAAGCTTTGAATATGGGATGGGAAGCTGCATATATTGCACTTGCTATGAATGGACTGTCGATGGGCGATATGCCTTCGGCTGATTCCGTATGGGGAGCGACTTTAAGACAGAATGGATTCTATAGAACAGCCATTCCTAACATCTGCCCTGATTGTTATACAGCAAGGGATTTCTGTGAAGAGCATCCGGAAGGAGTCTATGTTCTCGGATTCGGTGGGCATGTAGCCACAGTAGAGAATGGAGACTTGTACGATTCTTGGGATAGCTCTAACGAGATCCCTCAATTTTATTGGCATAAAAAGGAGGAATAGTCATGGCTTACAATAGTTTTTTCCCTGCTGGATATCAGCCAGCACAGATTGTTTATCCACAGAATCAGCAACAGCAGCCACAGCAGAATGGTGGGCGCATCTATGTTCAGGGCGAAGAGAGTGCGAAGAGCTACCTTGTA